CTAGAGCCATTCAATAGTAACTTGTTCATCGTCGATATAAATCTTATTAATTAGTGATTTTAAATAAAGTTGCTTTTCTCTGAACTCTAAAGACTTAAAATCAACTGTTGCTAAATCAGCTAAATTTTCTTGTATCTTTTTATTTTTCTTCAATTCTTCGTTAGCTTCTATTTGTGCTTCATAATAATTAATTTGAGCATCTATATCAGACATCATAGCATCAAGTTCTGAAACTTCGTAAGAACCGCTGATATATAAATCAAAAAGCCGCTTCTTTTTTGTGTGTTCTATTTTAAGTTTTTCATTTAAGCTATCTAATTCATCTTCTTTATCTACATTCCTAGAAGCGAAACTATAGTTATTCACGCGATCAATAATTAATTCCTCGAGTTTGTCAGCTCTCCAAATTTTATTTCCGCATTTTTCTAGTTCATGAGTATGTTTGTAAGTCTTGCAACTATAATATCTATAATGATATTTTTTTCCGCGGGATACAGTATCTTTTCTCCTATGAACAAACCCTAGTCCACATTTTCCGCACACTACCAAATTATTTAGCAACGATGCTGAATCTCTATTCATATTCGGATTCTTACCCATGCGAGAAAATATTTCTTGAACTCGATAAAATTGTTCCTCTGAAATAATAGGCTCATGAACACCTTTTGTATGCACTTTATCCGCATAAGATACATAGCCACAGTATAAATCATTAGTCAGCCAATTGTTGTAACTGCTATATGATTTCACTTTGAATCCTATTTTTTTTAGTCTCTTCTGTAAAGTTGTAATGCTTTTTTCTTCCTCAAAAATATCATAAATCATTTGTAATTGTTTTGCTTCTTCTTCATTAATATATAATTTAGTGTCTATAACGTCATAGCCAAATGTTCGTCCTTTGGCTGTTGTAAGAGGAAGCCCTGCTTCAATACGCTTAATTTTCCCCATAACCATGCGATCTCGTATTGTTTCGCGTTCTAATTGTGCGAACACGGACAATATACCAATCATTGCACGACCGAAAGGAGAACTTGTATCAAGCGTTTCAGATAAACTAACAAACTCTACATTGTTTTTTAAGAAGTATTCTTCAATAAGCGTTATCGTATCTCTTTGCGAGCGGGATAGTCTGTCTAATCGATATACGACTACAGCATCAATTTCATGTAATTTACTTAGCATTTCATTTAGTGCGGGACGATTCATATTTGAGCCGGAGTATCCGCCGTCAATGAAAATATCGTATACGTCCCAGTCCTTCGAGCGGCACAAGGCTGTTAGCTTTTCAGTTTGAGCTTGTATAGAGTAATTCTCTATTTGTTCTTGAGTAGATACGCGTATATAAATAGCTGCCTTCATTTCCGTTCTCCTTTCGCACATACGTTCTTTTTTTGGTAAAAAGAAAAGCCCGGAGGCTTTCTTTAGTTATATGTTTTTTAAACCATAAGGCATCATTTCTTTTGCTTTAGAGTTTAAATTTCTTTTCTTATTAAGCTCTTTTTTATATAAATCAAAGTCTTTTTGAACGTACGCAAGTTTGCTGGCGAGGTCATATGCTTTGTTAGAGTATTTTTTTAGATTATTTTGATCTAATATTATAGTTTTATTGTATGTTCCACTATCCATTAATAAGGAATATAGTTTGTCTAGCTCTTTATTATCGATCGATGATATATCAAAAGATTTGTTACTTGTTTCTTTAGCGTATTCAAAAACTGCTTTTTCTTCTTTTGATAATCCCTTACCCCATTCAGATGTATAAACCTGTGTGTACCATACTGTAAATCCAATTCCGATAATAATCAATAAACAAATTAACCAAAACCACCATTTTTTTATAATAGACATATTGTATCTCCTTTATTCCCCATATCCTAAATTGTTCATTTGCTCTATATAATTAGTTTTAGCATCATTGTAATTATCTGAGAAGGTATTAAAATTCCCAGAAGGTTCTTTGGCTAAATTAACAAACTTCATAAGTGATTTATAGTAAGAATCTACTTCATTAAACTCGCTTTCGGTTTCTGATGTCACATTATTTTTAAGATCATTATATTCGTCTTTCACTGTATCTATGCTAGTTTCTAAATTAGATTCAGTGCCATCAAATATATTTTTTGTATTTTGCGCCTGTAGAGCTTTGTTGAAATCTGTGTAGGTTTTACCATCTATTTTGACACTTTCATTATAGATTGTGTCACTCCATACATTATAGTATTTATTTCCAATTGTTTCCGCATCAGAAGCAAGAGAAGTAGAGTCATCCTTAAATGATTTAATAGTATCTTTAAATATTATTTTCTTTTTTTGTTTATCCTCTTTTTCTTTCTTAGCGGCAGCTATTTTCGCATCATGCTCTTTCTTTATTTGCACCTGATTATAAATAAAAAAAGATGCGCCAGCTATAATTAAAACTAAAATAAGCGATCCAACAATATATACTACCTTTTTTGGTATAGTCATTCTCTCGTTCTCCCTTTATATTTTATTTTCCTTTGAGCTTCATATTAGTTTTATCAAAAGCACTACTTCCAGCCATCTTTGTCTCGTCCTCATATCTTAGCTCAACCATAGGCTTCTGATTGTTATCTCCGCCAAAGAGCGTACCTAGAGCACGTTGCTGTATTTCGCTTCCTAAATAATCAACATTTTTTTGTTTAGTTGCTTCATCTTGATATTTTAAATCTTGAGATACGTACGCAATTAACATATCATATTCATTTTCAAATGGAACCACTTTTATTAGTACCCCGCTCGAATCAGAAATCAAGCGATCAATTGACTCATTAAATAACTCTATACTATCTGATGTAATTTTAGAGGGTGTAGATACATCATCTTGAGCAGGTTCTTCTGTTTGCTCATCCTCGGCAGCGTCTTCTTGAGCGGGCTTTTCCGTTTGCTCATCTTGGACAGTATTTTTTTTTTGCTCATTTGCTGTAGTTTCTTCTGGATTATTAATAACATAGTTATACATCTGTACAACTCTTATTAGTGAAAAAGTGATTAGAAATATAGCGGATATAGTCAATATTATTGTGTATTTTCGTCTGTTTTCATTTTTAATAACTTTTATTATAGCAAATGTCAAAGTCGCTAGAGTAGCGAAAAATAAAAGAACCCATATACCATTAAACAAACTTAATATAATTAATAAAAAAATCACCCAAAACCACCATTTTTTTAACAAGTAACTATACTTACTCATCCCGTTATCTCCTTTTTATAAAAACATAATTATTAAAATTACTATGACAGGAATAGTTATCAACAATGTCATTAAACAACCACATCCTGACATTAATTTACCAGATTCTTCCATAATTTCGCCGGCTTTTTGTGCTTTTCCGTTGTTGTTGCTTTGATAAATGATTGGTGTTAGACAGTTAGGACATTGATTTTCGTGATTGTCTAGTGCATGTCCGCATTTAGGGCAATACATATGTTCACCTCGTCAAAATTTATTAGCACCCATAATCATAAGGATAAAAAGAGTTATCCTCCTGGAAAACTTGAATGGTAGAGCCAAAATGTATAATATAATTACCATTATTATACATTAGTCCATATTTTTCTCTATAATTCTCTACTACTTCAATCAAAAATTTTTCAGTAACATTTAAAAAAGTAGCAGCTTCATAATATGTTCTGTAGCCAAGATCGTAGCATAATGCAAGTGTTTGTAAATTTACTAAGTATTCATGAGATTTACGACGAGCGAATTTTTCTTGTTTAATATTATCGATGTTATTAAAATTTGTTATATCCCCAACGGTGTATTTCCAATGCATTGCCTCTTCTATAATAGTACATCTAAGCTCACTTTCTGTTAACGATGGATGCAAATGTACTACTTTATTCTGTATAAGTCCGAAAAGTTTTGTTGGTAAGTTGTTATTAATAACGAAATTCAATTCTGGAAACTCTTTCTTTAATTCATAACTTGTTTTATTCATCAATTAGCCTCCTAATGTTAATTTTTAGGCAACTACTCTTTTTGTGATCTGATAAATTTTAAATATTTTTCTATCTCTATTCGTTCTTCTTTTGTTAAGTTATCGTCAATATGTGCAGCTAATAAGTCGCTGTTGTCGAATTCTCCACGATCATGTAAGAAATCTAATGATACATCGAAATAATCAGCAATTTTAATTTGTATTTCAGCGTCAGGCATTCTTCTGTTTTGTTCATATGAAGAATAGGTAGTTCTAGCAACACCAAGTATCTCAGCTATTTCGCTTTGAGTAAGTTTCTTTTGTTTTCTTAATTTCAACAAATTATCTCCGAACATTGTCTCACCTCGTTTTATAATTATACTACACATTTAGCGTAGTTTAAGCTATTATCAAAAAAATGTGTCAAAAAGAGTATTTATATATTGACATGTGTCAAAAAGCGTAGTATAGTAAAAATACGCAATATGACACATTGAAGAGAGGTGATACTTTTGAGAACATGGCTTAAAAATTTAAGGGAAGAAAAAGGACTTACTCAACTAGAATTAGCAGAGTTGTCAAATGTCGAACGTACAACATACGCTTCTATAGAACAAGGCAGAAGAAATCCATCTGTTGCAAACGCTATGCGTATTGCAGAAGTGTTAAATGTTGAGTGGACAATTTTTTTTGACCCAAAAGTACGCGATTCGACACAAAAACTAACCGAAATAGGAGGCTAGAAAATGAAAAATCGTTTAGAAGATATTGTAAATAAAGAGCAATTCATTACATCCCAAATCGGAAAAAAGAAACTTGATGATGTAATGAATGCGCTTGAGGAATTGGAGAATGAGTATGAGCTAGTACCCTGTCAAATTGAGGATATAGCTAAACATTATCGATTGGTAAAACTACTTCCATTTCCTTAACTGACAATTCAAAAATAGGTTTTTGATATTCAACTGCATATTTTCTGAAATTATAGTTGACTTCCCCAACAGTGTTGGCGGCAACATATATTTGCTCAATCAGATCGTTTGCTACTTCCGTTTGACAGAACGGACAAGTAATATGAGATGACTTTACATTCAGGTTTAACGGAAAATTATTTTCACATTGTATGCATTTTAAACTAGCAATTGTTGTTTTCATATTATCACCTCCAATCAAACTAATTATAGCAGATTGGAGAGTAACCAAAAATAGGAGGCTAGAAAATGAAAAAAATTGCATTTACAAACTCTTTCCTAACTAAGAGAAATAGAAAAGAGTCAGTACTCACCATTGAATTAAGTATAACTGGCGAAGATTTTAGCGATTTAAGTATTTTGCCGGAACTTTATTCAGAAATTAATTCATTAGCTAGTAGATTATCGGAAAAAACTAACGGCGATTTGGGCAAAAGAAAATAGGAGGGTAGAACATGAGTAACGAAGAGTTAACTTTGTCAATCAAAACTAGTCAAAGAGAAGATGGGTCTGCATATAATGCCATTCAACTTGGTGACTGGAAAGTAGGACGATTTGTAACAGGTGTTCATTTAGAAATACTAGGCGGTAAACGACCAAAGTTAATTATTGAATGCTATCCAGAAAGAATAGATGTAGATGGTTTAGAAGTAGAGGCTCTTTTAAAACGATTAAAGGAGGAAGAAAAATGAATGACAACATTAAAAAAGCCGGAAACGAAATAATCAAGGAGTTAGAAATATCATTTAATCCATACACAAGAGTAGTAATTACTGTAGATGGAGTGAGAATTGTTGAGGATTTAGCGTTTGAACCACTCCGTGTCAGTTCTGATACAACCGACACGAAGCAATGATTAATTAACTCTGTTATAACTATGAACTTTATCCAATTGAGACAAAGCAGTTCCTAGTGAACCAGAATGAATAAAACTTAAATACTCTGATTGAGAAACATTGTGATAGTGATAGATAGAGCCGTCATTAAATTCGATTTCTAAAATATCATTTTCCCAGCCAACGCTTCTGATTCTACTAGAGGAAACATGATTTCTTTGCATAAATATCACCTCCTTTCACAAAAACTATAGCATTGTGAAGGGGTGAACAGAAAGGAGAACAAAATGTCAAATTTACAAATCTTCAACTTTGAAGGAAATGAAGTAAGAACAGTATTTATTGAAAACGAGCCTCATTTTATCGGCAAAGACGTGGCAAAAGTATTGGGATATTCAAATAGCCGCGATGCATTAAAACGCCATGTTTTCCTTAAAAACAAGGGGGTCGTGAAACACGACTCCCTTGGAGGAAGCCAGAATTTAACCGCTATAAATGAAGCGGGTCTATATCAGTTGATTTTTAAATCAAAACTAGAATCTGCTGAAAGATTTCAAGACTGGGTTACTTCGGAAGTATTGCCATCTGTTCGTAAGCATGGAGCTTACATGACAAATGACACAATCGAAAAAGCAATCACTGACCCTGATTTTCTAATCAAACTAGCGACAAATTTAAAAGAAGAAAAAACGAAGCGGATAGAAGCGGAACAAAGGTTAGAAATACAAAAGCCGAAAGTGATGTTTGCGGAAGCTGTAAGCGATGCAAGAGGAACCATTTTAATAAGAGATTTAGCTAAGCTAATCCAACAAAACGGCATCGATATTGGGGAGAAAAGACTATTTGAATGGATGCGCCAAAGAGGATATCTCATTTCGAGAAAAGGCACGGATTACAATCGGCCTACGCAAAAAAGTATGGAACTGGGACTGTTTAAGATTAAAGAAACAGCGATTATAAGGTCAAGCGGAGCGCAAACAGCAATTACAGCAAAAGTTACAGGCAAAGGACAACTTTACTTTGTAAATAAGTTCTTAGAACAATCATTAAAAACAATTTAAGCGCCGCTACCACACGACGCTTACAGACAACTTAGTCACTGGGGAGCGACTAACAATAGTATATAACGATAAGTTGTTAATTAGTCGCAAAAAAATAAACAAAAGAGGGATTGAGATATTGTGTTTCAAAAATCAGTAACAGCAAGTCATGCGATGCAAGTTTTAGCAGAAACTCGCACACAAAAAGAGCTAGCAATAGACAGTTATGTAACGCCAGCACTGATAAGCAATCAAACGAAAGGGAAACGAACGGTTTCGCTTGAACAAGCGGAACAGTTAATTGATAGCTACAACGAACCAGAAAGCACTTTTATGTTTGCGCATGAATTTAGTAATGGAATGATACCACCGCTTTTCGACGGCTTAGACAGCCACCACGCTTCTTTAACTAACCGCTTTGAATTAGAAGTGGCGGAAGCGATAAACACGCTAAAAAACGGCTTAGAGACGATGACATTCAATTTAAGAAAAGGTGACATGCTACAACGAGAAGCCGCGAAACAAGCTATTTCAGAAATAACGGATGTTATTGCATCTGCTCTAACACTGAACGCAAGTATTGCAAGAACTTTCAACATAGACTTACAACAAGTTTTGAACAAACGTGATCAATATTATCAAAAATCTGGATTAGTAAGGAGTTGTGAAAAATGAACAAAGTACTTGTATCAGCTAACTACGAGGGTTATGAATCAAAAAATATTAATTTCGCGGAATTAAATAATATCGTTAAAGGCCGATTTGAAAATATGGACCAAAAAGAACGAAAAAAAAGAGCAGATAAATTTAATCAAAAATTTGAAGTCACTAAAGAGCTTGTAAATGGACATTTACGCGAAATTATTATACCGAGGCGCACACTATGAAAGGTCAAATGTTATTCAGCATCTTAGTCATAATAGCGGCGGCATTAGCGTTAATAAACTTATGTAATTTGATTTTAATTCTAATTTTAATTTAGGAGGCTACAACAATGGCAGAAAGAGTTTTCAGAAAGACAACAAACTTCGGAGATAGCGAAATTCATACAAATAGTAAAACAAAAATGATTGCTAATCCGGCATTTCAGCAGAAAATCCCGTTAAACGAAACAGGTTGCGAAAAAATGACAGACTATATCGAAGAGCTGAAGCTTAAAGGCTATGAGGAGGTCACGCGCTGATGGATTTATTTATTATATTGTTTTTCGTGTCGCTAATGTCAATGATAACAGGCTACTGGCTGAGAGGAAGTGATAAACGTGGTTGAAAATCCGATGGTTGTTGATGCTTGTTGGTCCAGTTTTGAAAGGATAAGCCAAATTTGGCATAACGAATATTTAGAGGAATTAGAGCGTACTAATGAAGAAGAGGCGGAAAACGAAGAATAAAAAAGACCCACATAGCAGTGTGAGTCCGGGATTTGAGATATTACCTTAATGAAATTATACCTTAAATCCAAAATTTAATCAATGGAGGGATAACATGGATAATTTTAAAACGATCCATTACGGCTTTAAAGTCGTGATACATGATTATGAAGATGAATTAACACCGCTTTATAACTTACTAAAGAAGCAATCAACTAACTTAGAAGGATCTAAACTATTTGATGAATTAATTGATATACATGAAAAGCTAGCTAAAAAAATCGAGCAGAGAGAAGGAATAAAGGCATGAAATTATACGAATTGACTCAAGCATATAACCAAGTTTTAGAAATGGCAGAGGACTTGGACACAGAAACACTACAAGATACGTTAGACAGCATTAGAGAACCAATAAAAGAAAAGGCTGAAAACATTATAAAGATGGTAAAAAGCATGGATGCAGAGGCTGACGGATTGGCTAAGGAAGCAGAGAGATTAACGAAGCGAAAAAAAGCGCTAGAAGCAAAAGCAAAAAATATGAAAGAGTATTTAGAAAGCGAAATGTTAAAAGTGGATATCCGTAAAATTAAAAGCCCCTTATTTACAATCAGCATTCAAAAGAACCCTCCTAGCTTGCGTTTAGAGGACGAAGAAAAGTTATTCATGTTTTTAGTCGAACAACCCAAAAAATTGGATAAAAAAGCTATTACAAGCGCTCTGAAAGAGGGCAGAGAAGTACCAGGGGCTGAGTTAGTACAAACTGAATCATTGAGAGTGAGGTAGGAATATGAAAACAAGCGAGTCAATTATTGAGATAAGTAAAGCATTATCTAAATTTCAAGAGCAAGCCGAACAACCAGCTAAATCAGCGGATAATCCATTTTTTAAAAGCAAATATGTACCTTTAGAGAGCGTAATTAGCGCAGTAAAAAAACACGCTCCCAAATTAGGATTATCTTATATCCAAATTCCGTTAACGGAAGAAAATAAAGTGGGTGTAAAAACGATTTTAATGCACGCTAGTGGTGAATTTGTTGAGTTCGACCCGTTTATGTTGCCTCTTGATAAAAACACAGCACAAGGAGCCGGAAGCGCTCTGACATACGCACGCAGATACACACTATCCGCCGCTTTTGGGATTGCAAGTGATGAAGATGACGACGGTAACAGCGCAAGTGGAAATACAAAGCCAAGTAATAAAAATCAAGCTAAACAGCAAACGCAAAACAATCATTTAGCGTCAGATGCACAGAGAAAGGCTATATTTGCAAAGGCTAAAGTTGTCGGGGAACCATTCGGACATGATGCTAAATTTGTTTTAGAGAGCTATAAAGTGACTGATACTAAATCAATGAGTAAAAGTGAAGCTTCGGCACTAATCAAGAGATTAGAAACAGAGATAGAAGCGCAAAAACAAGTTGAGTAGGAGGCAATAAGCTATGTCACTTGGGTGGATTAAACTGCATAGGGATTTAAAAGAAAAGCCAATTTGGAAAAGCTCTACACCTGAGCAAAAAACCATCCTTGTGACTTTGTTAATGATGGCAAATCACAAGGAAAATGAGTGGGAATGGAGAGGGAAACCTTTCAAAGCAAAACCGGGTGAATTCGTCACAAGTATCAAATCAATTACAGAAGAATGTGGAAAAGGTATCTCATCGCAAAATGTCAGAACAGCGTTAAAAAGATTTGAAAATTACGGATTTCTAACAAAGGAATCAACGAAGGTTAGCACCCTTATAAACGTAGTTAATTGGGGAGTTTATCAAGAGTTAGAAAACAAAACTAACACAGTTACTAACAAACAGCTAACAAACGACTCACAAACAGCTAACAAACAGCTAACAACTAACAAGAATGTAAGAACTAAAGAATGTAATAAAGATAACAACAACATTAACAACAGCGATTTAAATTTTAAGGATTTTTGGGAACAAAATGGATTCGGAATGATGCTACCGATCGAGCAAGAAAAACTACTTGCATGGGTAGATGATTTTTCTGGTAATCAAGAAATAGTTTTTAAGGCATTGGAAGTTACTTCCGAACAAGGAGCTAACAAACGTAATTATGCATACGTTAATAAAATTCTTAGAAACTGGGAAGAAAGAGGATTTAAAACGGTTGCTGATGTGAATGCAGCGGAAGAGGAAAGGCGAAAACAAAATGAACAGAAGTATAATAAGCCCACTTACGGCAAATACAACAAGAATCAGAAACAAGAAGTATTGCCTGACTGGCTTGATAAAACAGAGAAGCAGCCAGAGAATAAAAAAACAGAATCAGAATCAAGCGGAGATTTAGAAAAGAAAGTAGCGGAAATTAAAGCGAAGTTAGCAGAGAGGGACGAGGTGCAGACGTGAAAATATTAGACGCATGTTGCGGTAGTCGGATGTTTTGGTTCGATCGCACAAATAAAAACGTCACTTTTATGGATAATCGAGAATTAGAAACAGAATTATGCGACGGGAGAAAACTGGTTGTAAAACCAGACGTAGTAGCAGACTTTAGGAGTATGCCATTCGATACCAATACATTTCACTTAGTCGTTTTTGATCCGCCACATTTAGTGAAAGTTGGCGATAAATCGTGGTTGTCCAAGAAGTACGGAAAACTAGACTCTGCTACTTGGCAAGAAGATATTGCAAAAGGATTTAGCGAATGTATGCGAGTTTTAAAGCCAAACGGAACATTAATTTTCAAATGGAATGAAGAGCAAATAAAACTAAGCGAAATTTTAAAAGTAATTGATCACGAGCCGCTTCTTGGCAATAAGAGAGCGAAAACGCATTGGTTGGTATTTATGAAGGAGTGAGAGCATGACAGAATACGCCCTCTACAAAGGCGACGATCTGTTAAAAATCGGTACGTTAGACGAATTAGCAGAGTTTAGAAAAGTAAAGCGTGAAACTATATTTTTCTACGCTACGCCTTCTTACAGAAAAAGAACGTCAGATAAGGGTTTGCGAGTGATAAAACTGGATTAGGAGGAAGCGGAATGACAAAAGATGGTACAAAAGAAGCTCTTGCAGAGGTAGGGGTTACTCGAAAAAATCGACTGCTAAGAAAGATATGTCGGCATAAGGATAAAGAGATATTTAAGGATACATCCTATGACGGGATACAAGGTGAAAGGCGTGTGGTGGTTTGCAGAAATTGTGGAGAATTAGTTTCTGATTTTATTGCAAAATATGAGGGTGGCGGCTTTAAATGAATATAATCAAAAAAGGTGACCGAGTTCAGACTGTAACGGATACAGAGTGCAATAGGGCGGAGAGAAGGAGGAAGCAGAATGAATCAAGCAGAACTAGATGTCGTTATAGAAAAGCATGAGAAATGGTTACGTGATGGACATGGAGAACGTGCAAATTTAAGACGTGCAGATTTAAGACGTGCAGATTTAAGTTATGCAGATTTA